TTAAAATTCTATTTCAACTTGTTTTCCTTCAAAAGTCTGTAATAGCTTATCTCCAATCAGTTTTACCAATGAATTAACAGAACCTCTTTGATAACTAGTCGGATCTTCCATATAGGCATTCACTAGACTGGCTACACCTACAATACCAGCAGCTTCAAACCAATCTGCCAGCCTTGGTTCTATTGGTTCATTCCACTGTTCAGCAGTTTCAGCTATTGCAGTAACATCAATAACTACACCTTCATCACCTTCATTAATAATGCCTAATTCTAAACCTGCATCTAGAATACTCCAAAGTAAACCTAAGTTCTCAAACTCCCATAATGTTTTTTGAGTCTGTATATCCATAACCATCAATTTAAACCGTTAATAAAATTAGTTCTTTCTTCTTCACTCATTGCTTCTAGCATCGCCTTTAGTTCTTCCTTGTGTTCCTCTGCCTTCTCTCGCAGTTTTACCTCCCTAAGCTCCTTTAGATTAGTGATGTAACCCTCGTAGCTTTTGATACGTTCATCACACATCTTAATGTACTCATAGGCAGTAGCATCTACCTTAAACTGTTTACCGAAGGTTTCACATTGAACCTTGCGATCTGTAAGGTCTATTTCTTGACCTTTAATAGTAACTATGTTACTCATAAAATGATGCCACTGCCCTGTGGACTTATATAGGTATCTAGCACACCAGTTATTTAACTGGCGGCAAAAGTATCAGAACTAATTTACATAACGCTAGAATTAATTGTTACTTCCTAAAGGTGGAAAGCTAACAGTTTCTCCTTCTTTAAGTTTATCATATTCAACCTCTAGCCAGTTGTTAGTGTTCCACTGCTTCCACTTTATAAATGTTACAGGTAATAACCGATCTTGCAAGTTTATCCAGCTAAGATTCTCCTTGAATCTATCGGCTAGCATTAATAACTGCCTGTATCTACTTCGCACAACTAAATAAGGTGTTAGTTTAAACAAGTGCAGAATCTTTATAATCATATCTTGTTCATCTGTACTAACCAGACTATCCTTCTTTCTCTTTACAGGGAAGTAGTAATGCAGGAAGTTAGCCAGTTCAACAGTGAACATACTTTGTAAGTAAGTATTATTAGCCACTTCATCTAATTTACATATACTATCTACCCTGTATTCTCCATTTCTACTAGCACCAATAGCATTAGCAACATCTTCAATAATGCTACCGCTGTTTAAAGTAATGTCTGAACCCTTCTTATACTTTAATGTGATACCTTCCAAACCATCTGCATTTAGTTCTTCTAATGTAGGTCTTAGCTTTACAAAGTAATGCTGTTCTATTACATATGTTATATAGCAGCACAACATATACAGTTCTTCCTTGTCCCCATTAAATTCCACCTGCTCATTAAAGGTATCAAATTCCACTTTTGGCACATAATCCCCTTTCTGCCAAACAGCAGCAAAGTTATCTGGATTCATTGAATAACATCTACCACCTTCAATTATGGCATAAGGTTGAATTTCCTTATAATAGTAATCTATATACATCATACCGCAAAACTAATAAAATAGCCTGTAACCCAATGAAGGACTACAGGCTTTTAATTATTTATCTTCTATCTTATCTGCTCCTACTTCTGCCTTTATCTTATGAAATTCCAGTCTATAATGTAAATCTATTCCAAATAGGCTACCAGCGAATACAGCTATCTCTCCAAATGCTACCAGTACAGAAGGGTGTATTGTCCCTATAGGTGGGATGAATATCGCTGTTATCAATAGGAAACATCCTACCATAACTAATATTATCGCAGCGGCTAACTCTGTTTTAATTCTTGTTTTAGTCATAGAGCATTATAGTTTATCATATATTAATGTGGCAGTCAGTCTGCAACCATCATTAGTGATGGTGCTCCAAGCATCGCTAGGTATATAGGCACTAAGGGTAACTTCTCCTATCGTTTCCTTAAATCCAGTCGGATCAGCAGGGGAATCACTATAATGTGGAGAACGTGTCTTGTTATATACCTCCTTGCCAGAAGAATTTGTACATACTATTTTTACCTCCTTTAAATAGTAACCAGATAACCCTCGTATAAAAGAGTTGGTCGTAGCCTTATTGGATATAAGGTTATTTCCAAAACCAGTAGTGGAAACAGTTCCCCTTACATTTGCGCTTCCATTCCTTGCCGTAATCGAAGCATTTACAACCATAGTCGTGGCTGCTACTACGTTAATGGTGAAACTGCCAATAACAGGCAAGATACACAAATCATTAAAATCCTCTCGATCTGTACCTATAGCTGTTGCGTTACCTAAAGTCATAGTCATTGGGTATGTACGAGAATATGCCCCACTAGTGTTGATACCATTAAGTATAATAGTGGCGTAACCGTCTATGGCAGCTTTTGATGCAGCCAATATCTTAGTCATATTTGCATCCTCGTACACAATGACTCTAACAGCGTTAACACCACTAACCAGACCAGTCCAATTATAATCACCCATATCAACCTTAACCCTTATGTTTTGATTTAAGACCGTTTGATTCTGTCTAAAGGTGACATCAATATCACTTTGCATCGGTGGTCTAGCATCTGTGTTATGTCCCGCAAATGCCCCTAGACTGTAATAATAGTTATTACTGCTGTCGTGTTTGAGCCTCAAATAACAAGGTTTATTGATAGAATCTGGTAAAGCCCAATATGCGGGACTTTTAGAAGACCATATATTCCAATAAGGATAGGCGGCAGGAAAACCTTTGCTGTCAGTAATCAAGCTGCCATCCCATTTCCCTCCACCATTCTCTACGATATTGAAAGCATAGCCATCTTTTCCTCCATCATATGCTTTTGCACATAAAGTACCTAGATCCGTAGAAGGGCATCCTATTGCGTTCCTTACATCCATTATGCTTATATTTGTGTTTGGAAGTGTCATAATTAATTCGTTTTAGTTTCTAAATCACTTAATCTGGCCTCTAAAGCCTCTATCTTCGCCTGTTGCCCCTTGATGAGTTGATGCAGCTCCTTACACCCATTAATGGCTACGGTAGTGGCTAACGTGGTATAATCCACCGCATAATACGAGTCTGCCTGTTCTGGGGTAATCAATTGTACGACTTCTGGCAATACCTCTTTAACAGCTTGTGCTGATACCCCAATTCTCAATATCTTATCCTCCTCATCTTTCCTCGTGTGATAGAATGCGCTGATATGCTCAATCTTATCCAAGATATTAGGAACGTCATTAAATACATTCTTTAATCTTATATCAGAACTGGAAACGGCACTGTAATTGGTTATGAATACCTTATATGCACTACCTGCGCCATTATTAAGATACAAATTACCTATACCTTTAGACTGATAATTCCAGCCTAATATCCCATTACCACCACTTAATTTAACGCCCAATCCATTAGTACTATTAGATGTGAATGTTGATCCTGTAGAAGGAATGCCTATCGTTGAGGCACCACTTACAGATCCAGTGGCTCCTTTATCACCTTTATCACCTTTTGGACCTTGTGGACCTGTCGCACCAGTAGCTCCTTTGGGACCTGTAGGACCTTGTGGACCTCTGATATTCCTTGTTGTTGGTGTTGTAGTGGAAGTGCTGTTAGACCAGCTAAGATTACCATTGGTATCAACGGATGGTAGCCAATACTTGAAGGGACTAGCCCCACCTGTACTAGTCTTATATGCTATAACATCCCCATCTGCCTGTACGCTGTTCGTGGTCTTTATTAGACCACTTGCGGTAATAGATCCTACACCTGTCATATTACCACTGACATTAGCAGTTCCATCAAATGATTGCCCCCAAATGGTTCTAGCGGTTTGTAACTTTGTTGCTGTTGCAGCGTTACCACTTACATTCCCTGTTATTGAAGCCTTGATTGTAGCAGGTAACTTCAAATTCACATTACCACTGCCATTAACACTAACCACAGATCCCACACCAGTACCATCGGACGATACTATACCTATATTTCTGGCTGTTCCCCAGTTGGCAGTAGTGATATTGGCAGATCCATTAAAATTAGTACCGTTAATAGTTCTAGTTGTTTGTAATGTCGTAGCGGTAGTGGCATTGCCGTTTAAACCTGCGGTAATAGTTCCATTGGTGTTGAAATAAATGTTTGCTGTCTGGGTATTAGTCCCAGCATTAAAATTAGTGTCTGTTATATAGCTGAAATGTAACCTGTTCTCGGTATATGTACCACAATCCCAACTACCAGCCTGTGACTTGCAAGACCATATAGGCATATATTGACTTGCTCCAGCACTATTAAGTACGATCATTGCGCCCTTACGACCGTTCACCCAGCTTTGTGAAGATCCTGCCCTAGCTATTTGTCCACCAGTCATAGTTCCACCGCTCAAAGGTATATAACTATGTGTATGATTACTTAAAGAGAATGTACTCCCTTTAGTTGCAGTGATTGTATTACCACTTTGGCTAATTGCTGTAATTGCATTACCACTGCCTGTAGTAGATACAGTAGAGGCATAATTACTATGTGAATGAGAACTTGCAGCAGCCCCAACACTAGCGGCAGTAATATTAAATGATTTAGCTGCTGATCCATCATAAGCACCCTGTGAAGTACCATTCAAGCTAATAGTAAGTGCATTAGGATTCTTTAAGGCAGAAGGTACTGTAGGATATGCTGGTAAACTGATAGTATTCCCACTTATGTTATATGATGTTGACCCAACCTTAACTGTGCTAGCGTAGTTATGTGTATGTGAACTGTTAGCCTTGCCATTTAAGGCTGTCTGTAGATCAGACTGGTTACTTAGCGTACCCGTGATCTCTCCCCACTTTCCTCCACCAGTAGTACTTGTGGCACTTATAGTACCATCGGAAGATACAGATATGCCACTGCCAATTTTTACACATCCTAGTGCTGTCTTGCTGGCTATAGGATATTTCTCACTCGTAGTGCCAGTACTATAGGCTATTATATCCCCTGTAGCCTTAACCGATTTGAAATTAACATCATTGGTAGTGGCTAGGTTCTGGTTAATAATATCTAGGTAGCCTTTATTATTATGTGAGTGCTTCTTGCTATTGGCATCATTCCAGTTAGTTCTTTCCGTATCAGTAATGAATCTATGTGTAGCGTCCTGCGTGATTATACTGGCAGGGTGATTGGTTGGATGTGTATAGTTATTATATGTAGCACCCTTGGTCACAGTGATTGTATTGCCACTTTGACTTATAGAGGTCACTGCGTTACCTGTCCCAGTGGTTGTAATGGTGGAAGCGTAATTACTATGCGTGTGATCTGTATTGGATTTGGAATTTAGCTTGGTGTCTATCTCTGTCTCCGTGTAATACCTATCATCGTGTGTATGCGTTGAAGGCGTGAATGAGGAAGGTTTGTTATTGATATTATCCCAATCCACAGAACCAGCCTCACCACCATCAATATTAACGCTAATCGTGCCGTCCCCAGATACATTAATATTATCTCCTATCTTTACACATCCTATAGCGGTCTTACTGGCTATAGGGAACAGCTCCTTACTTATGCCCGTGGAATAGGCTATTATATCAGCCTGCCCTAAAATAGTCTTACTAAAGGTCTTTTGTCCTGTTATAGTCTGGTCTGTATCTAATGTAACACCGTTGAAATCTGATATGTCCTGCATCTTGTGGGTATGGCTAAAGTCCGTGATCTGTGACTTGGTATGTGTATGTGAGAAGTCTGATATTTCAGCTTTGGTATGTGTATGCTTGGAAGGGGTGAAGGTGCTAGGCTTATCCTTTATATCATTCCAGCTACTAGCCCCACCAGCCTCGGCATTTAACGTGCCATCATCTGTTATAGTCAGATTCTCACCAACTTTTATAGTTCCTAAAGCCGTTGGGGATGCTATAGGATATTTCTCTTTAATTTCATTGGTACTGTAAGCGACTATATCCCCCGTAGCTCCTACATTACCTTCTATAGTCTGGCTTTCCTCTCCAGTCAGCTTTACATAATTACTTAGGTCTACATTAGAACCACCACTAACAGAAATATTACTACCTCCATATCCGTATTTATGGTATTTACTTCTAGGCGTGGCTGCTATTCTGCTACTTGTTATATCCATAGTTAATTAAGTTCTATAAGGTTACATTCTATGCTATTATCTTCATAATTGATTCTTCCTCCAGCAAATACAAACCTCTTACCAGACAGATAGCTATCCGTAATAATTGAATAAGGCTGTACTTCTGGCTTAATCACCTGTAGAAGTTTGACCTTCGGTTGCTTGTATTGGTTGATTATCCTTTTTATTAGATATTCTTCTGGCTTATTAGACGTATTATCAATAGTATTAGTGAGAGTATCCAGTATGGCCGTTCCTACTATAGCCTTACTGAATGATAACTCACTATTATTCTTGGATGTTATCTTGAATGTAATATCGTCTAGGGCATTGATATAGGATTCATTCACCACATTCTCATACTTGGTATCTTTCTTCTCTCCAGATGTGTTACCCTCTTTACGTTGGCTCTGTAAAGATATATCCTTGACGAACATATAGCTAGGCGGGAACAATATAGCCATTTCAACATTAGGGAACTTGGGACTATATAATGTAAGCTCCAGATCCCCAACCATTACCTTATCTATATTTATCAATGTACCAGTAAGCTCATCATAGCCTGTTGTGAAGTCATTGGTATTTCTGGCATTCAGCCATTTAGCGGTTATCTTATTCTTGTCACAATCTGTATATAGCTTAAAATAGTTATCACTGTTGGCAGTCCAGCTTGTCCCATTATAGTAATAATCACCTATTCTGAGCTTGGCAGGTATATAGATAAAATCATTGTTCCAACCACTACCACCTTTCATACTGTCACCCTCTATAGGTAATCCCCAATCATCTGTAACTTGTATCATCAACTTGAAATCTATACACAACTTGGTATCTGTATCAAATACTATGGTAGGTGATGCCGTTTTAGTCCTTATAACAGGAAACTCCAGATCACCTGTCTGCCATAAATATTTAACAGTCCCATAATCATCATATTGTTTTATCTCGAATAAGTCCTCATAACTGAGTTTGACAGGTTTGTTATCTGTATCGTAACTGGCTACCTGTGTTAAGAAAGTCCCTGCCCTTTGTTTTTGCTTATCCAAGCTAAACCCATCGTCTACCTTAGTGAAAGATGTGCTGTTACCAGCATAGTAAACAGGTTCGAATGCTTCTGATTCCGCAAAGTTCTTTATAAATGTTTTGCCATTGAACTCCTTGGATTTATTGTACATAGGAATTTGCCATCTAAAATTGGATTCTGGATAGAGACTGTCTTTATTGGCCTCATAATCACTGTCTATCACCACAGCCCTATTATATCCACCTAATATGGATAATTGGTTGTTGTTCCCTTTAGATGGTATATCCCTTAAATTAATAGTAGAAGATAGGGTAGTAGTTGTACTGGTAAGTATATTGGTATAACTGGTTTTACCAGCCTTTACATAGTCCATATCAATAAAGTAAACACAACCATCATATTCCGTCACAGTCCAGTTAAGGAACTTGCAGGTCTCTTCTAAGCATTCTTTTAAAGTCATAGCTTTACCATCTTCATCAATGAAATTAGCTGTACTTACAGTTATACCATCTAAAGAAGAAGTATAGGCGTTTGGTATGTAAACAGCCCTAAAATCTCCTTTACTTTCTGTGATACACTTTTTAATAATACCAAGTAAGGAAATAGTAGCTCCTTCTTGTTTGAAGTCTATGTACTCTAAAGTAGATAGGGCTGATATACATTCTATGTCCAGTTCAAACAGGCTGTTATCATAGTCCTGTGAATATAGTTCTGGTGTTATGAAGCCAGTCCAGATAACAGATCCAGCCTTTACCAAATTAACTTTAAATCTCTGGTATTGCGTACTAAATAGCTTCTGTAAGTAATCACTTCCAACTAATTTTAAAGTAGCTCCACTGAATCTAGTAGGATTGTATAAAAAATCTTCGTCATTTACATCTACTATGAATGGTGGTGTGCCACCTGTAAGTTCTACAGGTGTACCAGTTCCACCATCTTCTAGTATTTGTATAGTTAAGGCTTCTCCATCCACATTAGTAAATGGCACTGTATATATAAGGTTGTACATATTACTTGTATTTACTTGTCTTACTTGTTTGAGAATTAAGAATGCCTACCAAATCCCTGCCTTCGATTCTTAATTTAACCTCTCCACCAGCATTAACGGAAGTCCCACCTTTACCATCTAAAAGGTTAAACAGGTTCTTCTGCTGCCTGTTATTGAGAATCATTTCACCGCTGTTTACTCTGGCTATCATATTATCACCAATGAAGGAATTGCCTCCAATAATACCACCATCAGCAAACTTAGGAATAGAAGCCATTGCGGATATAATAGCAGATATAGCAGCAATAGCATTTATCCAACCTACTACAGGTGTCACAGCGGCACTACCTGCCGCCTCAGCCGCAGCCTTAGCGGTTAATGCTGTTGTAAGTGTAGTTAATGCTGGAAGTGCAGCAGCGACAGAGGATATGATATTAGTACTATAACTTAACCAAGCTGCCGCCCCCTCACTAGTCAAATTGGTAACAGAACTCATAACAGAGCCTATAGCACTGATACTATCCGCATAGTCTAAGTTATTTTGGATTGCATTTGTATCAATTCCTTTAACTACGATATTCCCCGCATCCAGATCAGATTTCACAGATCTTCCTGTAGGTTTACTAATATCCCCACCGACTAATAAAGGTGTTCCAGCTGCCCTTAATTGCATCATTCTAAGTTCGGTTTCTGCCTCTTTAATAGCTGCCATAAAACCAGCCCTCATACCATCAGATGTAGCATTAGACAGTTTACCCTTTAATACCTTTATCTTATTCTCCATTTCAATGATAGAACCAGAAGGAATAACAGGAACTACTGCGGTATTATTAGCCTTATTAGCAGAGCCTTCTTGTAAAGAAGCCTGTAGTTCTAATACCCTCTTATCAAAGTCAGCGGCCTTCTTTCTTAGGTCGTAACTATATTCATAGTCTTTAAGCATTTGTGCCCTATCCTTATCATCATCATTATTAAGGATTCTCATCTTCTCTAGTTCGGCGTTCCTTGCTTTAAATAATGCTATCTGCTTAGTAATCTCTTTGTTCTCCGTCCTAATGGTACCACCACCATACATAGAAGAATAAGCGGTATAACTATATTGTTGACTCTCTAGCTCAGACAATCTTTTCTTATATTCATCTAATGCTTCTTTCTCTGGTCTGCTTGAAAAGTCATTGTTATATATGGATAGATATTTCTCTACATCTTTGGTAGTCCAACCATACCCCTTATATTGTGCCTCTAAAGACTTTATGAGTGTTTGGTCATTACCAGCGGACACATCTACAATATCTATTTTATAATTAGCCTTTAATGTCTGTAACTGCTCGAAAGCCTTCTTTCGTTCCTCTAGGCTCTTGGTCTTGTCCCTAATAATTGCTTCCAGTTCTGTAAACTGTGCCTCAAACCTCTTAGTATTGAAGTCCATAGTTAATTTAGCATCGGCTAGACTATCTCTTAAAGCACTAAGTTCCTTTAAACCTTTGATAGTGGAAAATAAACCATCTTGGAAGGCACTCCAATCACCATTACTAAGGGACTGGAAGAATACATCTATAGTACCCTTGCAGGCATTAACGGTATTATCCCATTCATCCCCTAAAGCCTGTGAACTGTGTACCCACTTGTTAAACGCCTCTCCAGCAGTCATAGCTATCCCTAAAGCACCAGCGAACTTACCTATGGTAGCTGTGATATTCCTGCCTACCTGCTGAAACTGCTGTACTTGTTGTGTGGACTGCCTTATGTTATTATCGAATTGACTACTATTAAGAAGTAGTCTGGTTACTAAATCAGCCATATTTAATTATGTGTTATATATTGTTTAGCCTTCTCTCGTAATCTCTTAATATCCTCATTGCTAATAGATGTTTCCCCTGTAGTATCATCGTCCCAACTAAACTGCATTATATCTGTAGGCTTTAACTTCTTGGTGCTGTTACATTGTGCAATTACATAAGCTACCATTCTAGCCTGTTCCCAGCTATTCCTGTCCTTCTTGTGAAGATTGCTAATCAGTGGTTCTAGCTCATACATCTGCATCTTGTCTAATACATATTCTGGGTCTAGTCCACCTTCTATTACTAAGGTAGAATATATCTCCTTAGTGGTTAGGGCTTTTTTTTAGCATCTGTATTATTAGTAATGAATAGCTGTTGCTTCTCCAGTTCCTTCTTTAAGAATGTTTGGAACTCTATCATAATACCCATATCCTCATCAATGGCATCTATCAACTCGTCAAAGGTCAGTCGCATATCTGGGTTGTTAGCTGTCAATATGCAGTAGAAGAATAGATATTCATCTGTGATAGTCTTTAACTCAAAAGCCTTACCAGTAATTTGTTCATAGATGAATAAGGCCCTAAGAGTATATTTCAGTTTGTAGTCTTGTCCTTTAATAGTCATATCAATAAGTATTTAAAATAAGAAAGCCTTTACACCTCCATAACCTAGAGATATAAAGGCTCTATATTAAGCTGTGGCAGCTTTTGTAAGTGCTCCCACGCCTTCAAATGATGCTGTGAATGTTGCGTTATCTCCGTTAGGTGCATTGGCTTCCAAGGCTGTGATAATCACTTTGCCAGAATATGTACCAGTAGTAGAAGGCAACCAACCTCCTTCGGGTACCTCATCCTTCTTTGTCGCATAATCTTTCTCTAAGCAGAATACAGCCTCAATAGGTGTTCTGGCTGTCAGCTTATCAAATAGCTGGTCAAATGTCATACCTTCACCATCATTAGAATAAAGGTTCTCGGTACTACAGTTCCAGCTGATCTTTCTGGCCGCTTTGGACACCCATTTGCCACCACTGTCCTTAGAGGTGGTCTCTACTGTTTCCACGTTTATACTTAGTTTATGGCTGGTTGAGAATGCTATGGATTTACCATCTATAAACAGCATTAAATCACCGCCATTAATTATTTGTCCTGCCATTTGTCTTTATGTTGAATGTAAGGTTCTGAATGAATGTATCTTCTATATAATCCTCATCTGCGTCTGTCATTCTAATATCATATATGTTAATACCAGAATAGATTCCCCTTTTACCTTGTAAGGCATCCTTTACCAAATCAGCTATTTCTATGCTTTCATTGTACTTGTCGGAAGCTACAACCACTTCCACATAAGTATCTTCTTTATAGATAAACCTATCTTTACTATCAGATGGCTCTATACCAGTTCTTCTATAAACAATGAATGGGAATGTAGTACCAGTATCAGCTATTAGAGGATAAATTTTGTTTTGTACCCTGCCAGTAACATCAGTATCATTACTAAGCAGGTTATATATTGCTTTACCTACCTGTAAACTCATCGTCTGTTTCTATTTGCTATTCTCTGAATTGACTGGCCAATAAGGTTATCCATATTATCAAAGATTTCCCTTTCCTTATTGGCTTTAGCTGTCCTAAAGAAATGTGCCGCATTGATATTACCTCTATTGGCTGATACTCTCTGCCTTCTTATAGGATTCCGACCTCTGACAGATGCGGTATTATTACCAGTGGTTCTTCTTACCCTAGTACCCATTTCAAAGAACTTCAATCTAAAGTCACCCATAATATGTACTTTAGCTTCTGTCCCGTTTCGGTCAGCATTAGATTTAACCCCACTTACTAAGGTTCTACCATTCCACCAGTTTCTACTAGAAGCTTCCCTACCTAAAGTTTGTCTTAGTTGTCTTTTAGTTTCCGTTGTTAGAATACCAGCACCCTTTCTTAAAGCACTCCTATAGACCTGCCTTTGCTGTCTGCTTGTCAAATCAGCGAACATAGAAGTAACCTGTCTGGCATCTACCTCTATATTATTCATTTATCAATTCAGTTACTATGGTTATTGATTGCTTATATAATTCTCGGTTAATACTAAGAATCCTATACTTATTACCATTCCAAATAATTCGCATTTGTTCATTAACCTTGTGATATAACCTTATGGTAAAGGTAACTGTATAGCAGTGGATTATTTCATTATTCTGGTTCTGTCTGTTTCCAGTATTATATGTAACCTGCGCTCTGGTACTTATAATGTCTCTCCAATCTATACCATTAGCCCCATATACATCTTTAACTGTTACAGGCTCTTGTATGGTAATCGGATAATTTAGTAATCCTGCTCTCATTTTATTTCATAGTGTTTATAAAGTCCTATAAGGTATTCATAACTATAAGGCGGTTTAACTACTGTACCAAATGCTACAGGCTCTCTATTAGCATATAAGTTACCTATCATTAGTAACATAGCGTGAATTATAGCAGGTGGTAAATTACCACCTGTTTCTAATTCATCTAAAGCTATGTCTAAATGTTTAGATACTGAATCCTCTGCTACAGCTATTAAGTCCAGAATGTACATATCATCTGCCCTAAAATCCTCATCTACTAGCAGGTGTTTCTTAGCTTGTTCTAAAGTTATATACATAGCTTACTACTTATTAAATAGACTATAATTAGGCTTTAAGAACCTTCTTAACAAATGCTTCTGCTCTTCTAGGCTTAGCATCAAAGTAAGCATTGATAACAAGTCTTACTTTACCGTTAGCAGCCTGTGTATATGGGTCTACTGTTAAATCAATTCCACCCCATTGACCGATAACCAAATCAGCGAAATTACCGTAAACAATACCTTTACCTGCTACAGCAGAAGTACAAAGAACAGGATAGCCGTTTACCTCATTACCTTCCATAATGAAAGAATTTTGATTCTTTGCGGTGGACTTTAATACAGCCTTTGCAGAAGGTGAAACAATAAACTTAATATCACCTCTTACATTCTTCTCACCTAATGTAGCTTCCATATTTACAAAGTCTGTATAAGTAACAGCAGCAGTATCAGCAGTTACACCATTAAGCAAACCAGCAGGTTGTGTAGCAGAACCAGCAGCAGTACCCAAAATAGTAGCTTCCAACTTATTAGAAATAGCTGATACAATATCACGTTTCAACATTTCTTCTGCACTGTTAGAATCTTGAATTAAGAACTGCTTAGATACGTCAATATATGCAGTCAGTCTTTTAGGCTCTAGGTTTACTTCACTGAAAGTACCCGCACCATCAGAAGCAGCAGTTACTTCACCAGCCCAACCTACATTAGATCCAGAATAAACAGGAATAGATACATTGCCTACTAAACCAGTCATATAAGAAGCACCAGCTTGTGCCAATACTAGACTAGCTCTCAATGGCTCTAAAATACCTAATTTATCCTCTGCAACATTTTCCTGTCCAGCTGTAGCTACAGTGGCTTGAATATCGGCTCTTTCCTCAATAGGCAATACAATTTGACCGCTATAGGATTGTCCTGCCTTACGCATTTCTGCTATACCAGCACCTACTACCTCTTGTGCCCTCTCATCTAATTGTCTGTTATTGGCTACATCATTGATAGCCTTTAAAAGTGAAAACTTTTCCTTCATAGTATTAGTTGTATGTGTTGTTTGTTTAAGGTTATCTTCCTCTATCTTTCTAATCTGAATGTCTATATCTGCCACTTCTTTAGTAAGAGTATCAAACTCTACCTGCTCTCCTGCATTCAGCTTTCTTACCTCCTTCTCGGCACCAGATATAATTTCCTCTGCTCTCTTTTTAAGCAGTTCCTTCTTGTCCAGTAGTTCTAAGGTGTTCATTAGTTTAGTTTCTCATAACTCCATTTATATCCCCCTGCTTTAGTTCTTCTTCCTTTGCAAACCGCTTGAATATTGCTTATACCAGTCTGTCTAGTAGCTTCTGCAATAGATGGATATTCTTTTATAAAGATGTTATCTAAAGAATATTGATAGCATTTCTTACTGCACCTTTCAATGTTTATTTGCTTAGCTTTAGCCTTAGCTTCTTCTGATAGTAGTTTAGAGTTATAAATGTTCTCTCTTAGATACTGCTTATGTTCTTCTGTATGAATGTGCTTGCCTTTATTGTTTATGGTCTGTTTAGTTTCGGCAATTCTATTTCTATGCTCTTCACTTAAATGATACCCAGATTCAGACTCCTTACATTTGGTTTCATTATATCCAAAATGTTCGTTATCTGAATGGTAGTATTCTATATAAGCAGTTTCAATTCTCCTAATAATGTACTTAATCTTCTCCTTATAAATAGAATCTAAATCCTTTGTTTGGAATAAAACTCTTATATCTACGTTATCCCAGCCAAACTTATTTATATCATTATACAAAGGAGTATTTAAAACCCTACTATTAGATTTATGTTTACTAACTCTACTACCTAGTTTTTGTATAGTTTCGCCAATATAAACTTTATCGTTTGGTAACGTAAATTTATATACAATACCTATCAATATAACTTGCTTCTTAGTTCCTTATAGTAAGCATCTAGTTCTTTCTTCTCCTGCTCTTTAAATGCTTCAAAACTTCGTGTGTCAATCTTAACACTAGTATCATCATACGCAGGTCTATATACAGGTGATACATCGAATAATTCTTTGAAGCTATTGATAGTTCTTAAATAACTACCATCTTCCTTCTTAGTCCAAGTATCTTTACCGATAGTAAAGGCAAATGAAGAAGTACTAATGTCACCCCTTCTAAGACCTTCTAACAGTTCATCACCTAAAACAGTGTTAGGTGCTTCAAACCTGTATTTAAGTCCAGTATCATCTATAGTTAATTCTAGGCTTCCAGTACCATATTTAGACCTAGCTAATATACCTCTATCCTCATTGTGATTAAGTAAACATAGTATATCAGACTTTTCTAAAATACCTTCTAAGGCTGTAGGTTCTATTACCTCTGTAAAGCCACCTAAATCCCTAGACTGCTTACCGAATACTAAAGCATAGCCTTCTACTGTTCTGGAATCCATCTTTACGATTTCATTGCAGTTTCTTAGTTCTCTCATTATGTTGTTATTACTCCAATAGAATCCAACCTTTATTATTAACCCTAGCCTGTAGTGCTTCCACTTGTTCCTTTAATAGCTTGTTCTGTTCCTCTAAAGACGTGATATATTGCCTTAGTGTTGAATCATCATAGTTACTAAGTCCAGCCAATTTCTGTTTCTCTGGATTGGTGTAATCATTAGTAGACAAACCTTTGCCAGATACTTTATCCACCTTGTTGGCTACAGTGGCTTTTAAAGCGGAATCATTATATATAGTATCAGTAAACTTGGCACCAGCAGGTACATCACATTCCACTGTATGTCCGTTTACAGTATCTGCATTACCACCGTCAGCGGGTACTGTAACTGGTATTGAATCCTTAATACCTTGCAATTCTAGTTGTAAGTCTGTCTGCTTAGTAATATCACCTTCTACAGTTCCCCATACAGCATTAACAGTACTACCAATCTTGGCACTGATTCTATCCAGTTCTAATACTCCTTCTTTAGTTGCTCTCTGTAGTTCCATTACTTCAAATAATAATTAGTCTGCCCTTTAACTACCTCGTCATAATAAGCATCATTGAACATAGCATTAGGACTTTTAAAGCTGTAGCTGTAATAGATTAGTCCAGATTGTAGCTTATCTAGGTCAGATGAATTAATAACCGCCTTATCTATTCTATCCTCCTCAATTATACCAGTCAAATCACCATCCTTAAAACTACATTCTATAAACTCTGCTGGGTTTGTGGTGTAAAGTCTTAGTATAAATTCAGAAGTGTTTCTTACCCTAAAGGGAATACCGTCCTTATCTTCCAACTTAATATTAAATACTAAGTCAGTCCCCTTGTAAATTGTCTGTATCATTGTCTATTGCGTTATTGGTGGGTATATTGTTAGCAGCGTTCTTTAGTTCCATAAGGTTTACTTGTACAAAGTGGGAATCACCACCATCTACAGCAGGTAAATCCAACTGCTTTCTAATCTCATTGGCACTAACCACACCGATATTAAATAGTGTATTGTAGTAGTTTGCTAAAGATTGTTTATCCGCTCTTAGTAATACAGATGTATCAAATCTTACATCTATTCTACTTCTTTCAGAAGGCTTATACAGCTTTCTTTCAAACTCCAATTCTATCTTCTCTAGTAATGGTGACAATGTATCAGTAAGGAAAGCTAACTGGGTAGCCTCAACAGTACTATAGCTGCTCTTAGATAAGTCAAATGCTTTAACTGGTGATACCCCGAAGAACCTGCATATATCAATTACGTTAAACTGTCTGGTTTCTAATAGCTGTGCATCAGCGGGATTCACTGTAATAGGCTGGAAGTCCATATTTCCTTCTAATACAGCCACTCCATTAGGTGTACCAGTAGTGGGGCTGAATGCTGTCTGCCAGCTAGTTTTTAAATCTACCTTCTGCTTACCAGTTAAAGTAGATTGTACCTTTAAGATTCCAGCCAAATTAGCACCTCCTTTAAAGAATCCTTGTGCGTGTGATTCTGAATCTGTAGCCAGTCCTAAAGTCTGTTTGGCGTGCTCTAAAGTGCTTATACCTGTAATACCATTATAACTAAAGTTCAGTATATGAATCATATTACAAGGCTCTACAAGTCCTTTAATACCTACAACATTATATCTAATTCCGTCCTTCTGTTCAGTAATAGTAACATAATCTGGTTGTATATAATAAAGTGCCATTGCGTCTCCTTTAGTATCTCTTTCTATATAAGCATATCCATTACCTTTAAGTAGTGTACTTACTATCAAAGTCTTTATAAAAGTAAACCTACTCATCTTCTGATTAGGTTCTTTGTTCAGTAAATAATAGGTAGGATGCTTAATAAATTTCTCCTTATAACCAGAATCATTAATGTAGTATGGCTCTAATGGTAATTGTGCCACTGCGTCACTAATAACATCCACGCATCTGTAGACTGTACTAAGAAGCATAGCCTTATTAGTAGTGTAGCCACCATTCATATTATACATCAATGAATCACAGAATAACCCTCTGGTTTCCTGCGCTGGTTCTTTCTTTTTAAACCAATTAGTAAAAAGTCCCATTATATTGTGATTATTTCATTGCTAAATCTAGGATTCCGCAAATACATACCTAAAGCCTGTATCATTGCTATAGTTCCATCTATCTTCTTCTTGTCTACTGCCTTATTCGGTTTAACATTACCATTATAATCAGACTTCAAAGTAACATTTCTAAAGCAGTACCTATTTATTTCATTGTTATCAATAACTGCCTTACCAGATAGTATTAGCCTTTCCAGTTCTCTAGTAGGCATATTAAAGTTACCTAGTGTTTGTGGATATTCTTCTAATGGTAGTCCCTGCTCTGTAGAATCTATAGCCCATTGTGTAGCATTATACTTGTCATATCCTACAGACTGGATATTAACCACATCAGCATATCTAAGCATATCAGCGGTTATATAGTCATAATCAGTAACATTACCACTGGTAACAGTAAGATAACCCTGCTGCTTCCAGTATTTGTAAAGTTCCTTATCTGCCTTATCCTTTAATGCTGATTCTGGAAGATAGTAATGTGTTTTGAAGTAGTAAGTACCATCCAGTACTACTAAGTAAGCTACAGCAGTTAAATCCGAAGTAGCAGCCAAATCAACACCTACATAGCAATCCATACCAGCGAACTTATTAAGGTCAACTTCTTTACTGCATTTTATAATATAATCCTCTGGAAGCCATACATAAGAACTGTCACACCACAAATTTAAGGTCTTAGTTTTAACTCCGACTTCATCAGCTGGGTTATTAATAGCTTGCTGTACCTGTCCCCTAATGTATTTGGAAGTAACTGTAATATCTAAGTTTGGTGCACATTTAACCCAATTCATTTCATCTCTCCAATCATCATCAGCATCTAAAGAATAGATAGCTATAAACATTTCATCATCTATCTTTAAGCCGTTCAGCACCTCTATAGCTACGGTTCTTAATTGGTAACAGGGTAAGGTCTTGTCAAATCCAGCGGTAGTAATAGTACAAAGATGTGGGTTCATTCTCATTCCCATACTAGACTTGATAACATCCCTAACCTTACTATTCTTAGCGGCGTGATATTCCATTATATTCATACTTGTTCGTTAGGCAAGTACCGTCTGGTAGGTAGTTATCCCACAAAGACCGCTCTAAGTTACCTTAGAGTTTAGACTATATCTTAACTTGACCTTTTCCTTTTTCATTAGTGTATTTTACACTAGGCTTAAAACCATCATAATCACAGACCTTACACCAAAAGAATCCGTAAGCTGCTCTTTTATAACACATTGCATTCCCAATATTAGATTGTTTATAACCTAATTCTTTTGCAGCATCACTAGCAGACTTCCATTCTTTAATAATGTTCAGTTTTGTATCTAATTGATAAATAGGCTTTTTGTGTCCCTCTGCACTTCTTTCCATAGAAGATTTACTTCTCATATCAACAGTTACAACACCAGCACCACCTTTAGAAATATTAGTAAGATTACATCCAATACTTTTATAGGCTTTTATATAGTATTGTTCCATACCTTCCCATTCACCGTTTGATACTTCATCTATTTGTTCTATGATTGGTTTTAAATCTTTTTGAATCAAAGTTCTTATCCATTTACAAACGTGTCTGCACTCATTATTCTTAGCAGCGTTTATATGTTGCGATAATCTTTGATTTAAACTCTGAATTGTTACCCCTACATATCTAACCTCATTGGTTGTAGGGTCTGTTAAGGTGTAAACTTTCATATATTAAGATTTTAATTATAACTATGAAAGTTTGTCAAGTTCTCCCCATTTCCACCCACTTGGGTGTACTCTACTCACTTCCATCTGTAATAGATGTGTTTTCGATAGTCGTTGAACCTTCATCTTATCTCTAAGATGCTTGGTTTCTGATTGTCCTTAACTACACGCTTTGTTAAGGAGTTCCCAGAAGTTAAAGGAGTTTTAATTGAACAAATCTTTATCCAACAACCCAAAACTGGCATTAAAACCATCTAACTTACTATCATCAGCAGCCAATACTTTCAACTTGGAATTAGTAAGGTTAAACAGAATATCAGCCCTATAAGCGGTAAGATACTTACCTTTAGAATCCAGTCCCTTACTAAACTTGCTACACATATCGAATGCAATTTTAGCCTGTTCCTTGCTATTAGCAGCCAATAATACTTCTGCGCCATCTTCACCATCTGCTATTAAATAATACAAGCATAAAGCAGCAGCTAAAGCTGTCTTACCCTGCTTTCTACTTACTTCTATATAGCTGCTGGTATATCTTCTGGTATTAGTTCCCTTCCAGTAGAATCCAACTATATTAGCTATTATAAACTGCTGCCATCCTTCTAAGGTGAATGGTTTACCAGAATGTTTACCTGTATAATGTTTCAATGTGCTGATAAATAGAATGGCTCTATCTACCTTATCCTCTTTAAATTCCAAATCATCCCTTTTAAGGTCATTCTGGAATCTCTTACAAGCCAGCTTAATAGTCTCACCAGCTATTATTTCACCATTAAGAACCTTACTACAGTAATCATAGTAAAGTTTGGTATTCATACTATCTAACTTCCTTTCCTTCCTTTATAAACTGCTCAAATGGGCTATACCCTTCCTGCTCTACTTTAGGCAATTTAGTTCTAGCTTTAGCTGTTAGTCCGAACTCCAGCATAACTTTCATAGCTTGTGTTTGAGCATCTTTAGCAATCTTAATAGCTGGGTGTGGTGCTATGTTACCTCTATCACTGGTAACAGTCAAACCTTCATCTTCTAGTTGTTTGGATGCCTTAATGAACATACTATAGTTTCTAGCCAGCATCGTTAAAGCCGCACTATCTACATTCTCTAACATACCAGTACTATCTAGCTGTTCCAGTACATTCTGCATATATACCTTAGCCTCCTTTTCAATGTCCTTTGGAATAGTGTAATTTATCATATTATAGCCTATTTAATTTTTATAATTTATAAAGCTATACAATGGCTCTAATAGGCTTATAATCATTGCAATATAATTATTAAAGAATGTGAATTATTTATTTGGAAGTCTGATTTAGTATTAGTAAATTTGTAATACAATTAAAGACTAAACTATGGAAAGACGAAGTAATTACCCAATAGAAATTAAAACTAAAATAGACCTAAATACTGATCTGTTACTAACAGAACTACAGCAATTATTAGGTAAAGACAGGTCTAAACTACTAAGATTGATATTAGCAGATTTCTTCAACAGGAATCTAGACCTTATAGATGAACATACTAACCACAAATCAGATAAAGCACCACTGATAGAATCCATACTAAAGGACTTCTTCGATTACAATAGAGAAACTATTAACCAATACATTAAATTCAAAAATGATAAGACCACCTAAATCAGTCCTTCTACAGTATGTTTATGATTACGGACTAGACAAAGCAGCAGCATTATTTCACATTGATATAGAAACAGCAGATAAGATAATTAACTGGAAGCCACAATATGACCAGTACAGCTACAATACAGTAATAGATAAGCCACTTCATAGAAATGCTTCTAAGATAGCTGATATAATAGCTAAGCATTATCCCGAATTAGTAAAGCAATACACCACATACTATAAAGATACTATCTATATGTCCCAGACTGTAGAAGACTTCCTACAGAAAGCAGTAATAAGATGTATGGAAGTAGGGCTGGAAGATGTAACAGAAGAATCTGTATTAGAACTACTAAGACTGCAATTCAATACCATTAGATGCTATACCAAGAAACAACAATACAATATGAAGAGCAAGATACCGCCATTGGAAGTACAGAATGAAGAAGGTGAATACATAATACCAGCAGAACTATATGCCATACCTAAAGAAACCGAATAAGCAACCTTCCAGAACATTTAACAGGGAAGAAAGGCAGAAGATATACCAATCTACCAAATGGAAGGAACTAAGAATATCTAAGCTAATGCAACAGCCATTATGTGAACTCTGTTTAGCCAAAGATATTATTAAACCAGCAGAAGATATTCACCACATAGATTCCTTTATGAATTATACTGGCACTAAAAGACTAGCCAAAGCATTTGACTTTAATAACCTTATGTCTATCTGTAAAGAGTGCCACGCTAAAGAGCATCACTATGAACATTAAATTAAGCATACCAGTATTACAAGCATTAACCAATAATGAAGCATTTACTTACTTCTGCACCTTAGTAGCCATTAGTAAGAATCCAGATAGTACTATTAAAGATATAGTAAGAATAACAGGTGTTAGCGAAACTACCATCTTCACCCATCTAAAGAAGTTTGAGGAAGTAGCCAACCTAACAATAGATAGAACTGGATGCAGCAATAAGTATAGCTACACAGAACCTACCAAGTTCTTTGTAACCATAGATAGCAGCCTATTAGATGCAGATGTAGATAGATTAGTAATCGGCTTCTTAATCCGATTCAAATGCTGGTCACGAATAGCATCCAATATTGTAGACCTATCTCTGAATAGAATAGTTCACGAAATAGGGGTACAACATAATACAGTATATTCAGCTTTAGAAGCTGGTCTAGTGGAAAGAAGCGATAAGAAACTTTACTTTAAGTTCATTCATCCATCACTTTGCATACTGTAACACAAGAATATAGCTGTTATAGCATCCTCAATACAAATTTTAAAATTTATTACAATTAATTTGCGTATGTCAAAATCTTTCACTATCTTTGTATTACAATAAATGAGGAATACTATCATACTGAAACATAGATTTTAATTCGATTTTCTAAGTGGACTGGCTAGCTGATTAGCCAGTTCTTCCACTTAAATTACTCCTAAAGTTTTATTTTATATGTGAGGTGGTGCAATGGTAGCATATTAGGCTCATTCCCTAATGCTCTGGGTTCGATTCCCAGCCTCGCTACTAATAGCCATAAATGAGATAGCAAAGTTAATACCACAGTACCTTTTGAGCATATTTTAGGTATTGAAGTTAATTATTCATTCATAATTTGTAAGTTTGAGTTAGTTTAACAAGGAATAGTAAGCGTAGTGATACGCTTATTATTTTATTTTAAGTGTAACCAAATTTTGCAAATTATACCTTTAAGACTACTAAAAAAAAGGTTACATACTAACACTTTTTTGACTACAGATATAATCCTGTTCGGATTTCTACTTACCCAGATAGCGTAACCAAATTATTCAAACTTTAGAGATACTAAACTAGTGACAAATTTTGGTAGCGAAACCTCAATCTTCTATAGAAAGAATACCCAAAAATGTCACACCCCATAATTCAAACTACAGATGCTTCTAAACTACAGATTCTTTACAAACTAATCTAAACTAAATTATTATGAAAACATTATCAATCAATTCAAGCAATGGCTATTTAAACCTGTCAGATTTACCTTATAACTGCATCTTTAACAAAGTTGTTACTGGTTGTGGTGGAACTACTATAGTTCTTTTCAATAATGAAAACTATGTAATAGCAGTACCCACTACCGAACTTATTACTAATAAGACTGGTCTTAGTGAGGCTGGTGTAGCCACTATTACTAACTATGATGGTAAAGAACAGACCGTATTCGGATTATTTGGTGTATTCTCTTATTCTGTAAAGAAGGAATTAAAGAAATATGCAGAAGGTAAAGGAACTAAGAAGATTATGTGTACTTATGATAAGATAGGTAAGTTAGCTGAATACTTAGAACCAACTGATTACAGGTTACTGGTAGATGAATATCATATCTTATTGAAGGCTTATAGTTACAGAAGCAAGGCTATAGATGGTGTATTAAGTACCTTTAGAAGTTACAAGTCATTCTGTTTTATGTCAGCTACTCCTATTCAAGCCGATTTTAAACCTAGCTGTTTGGCAGATGTAGAAGAAATAGAAGCAGTTTGGGATGAGACTGATACAATGATAGTTAAGCTGGATTTAACTAATAAGCCATATATTAAGGCTGCTAACTATATCAATGCTTATAAGAAAGATGGGTTTATAGAAATAAATGGTAATAGAAGCTATGAAGCCTTTTTCTTTATAAATTCGGTTACAGATATAGCATCCATCTTACAATACTGTGACCTTAGTAATGAAGAAGTAAAGATAGTATGTGCAGATAATGAAAGTAATAGAGCCAAATTAGCAGGATATACCATTACTAATAGTAGAAGTGAGAATAAGCCGTTTACCTTCATTACTAGTAAATCCTTTGAAGGTGCTGATTACTTTAGTGATTCGGCTTTATGCTTTGTGGTTAGTAATAGTACTAATACTAATACCCTGCTGGATATTTCTACTGATATATACCAGATAGCGGGTAGAATTAGAACTGAATCAAATCCCTTTAGAAACTTACTGGTACATATCTTTAATACTACAGGAAACAGAAATATAGAACTGGATATTACTTATGAAGATATGGTAAAACGTACTAATGATAATATAGAAGGTGCTAATGAAATAATTAGTGCTATCAATAACAGCAGTGACAAAGCTAAAGAAATGGCTAAGAAGATGCTTAATAGTCAGTATGTAATGCAGGATAAGGAAGGTAATTACTTTGTAAATGATATGTTAGTAAAGCTAGACCTATTTACATTCAGATTAGAGCAGTCTATTTATAAGGATGGTATAGCACTTAGAAGTGCATATAATAAGAATGATATGCTTACTACTGATATTACTGTAGAGAAGATTACCGATTCAATGAAGAAGGTTAGTAAGAAGATGTCCTTTAAGGATGCTTTCCTTAGATATGCGGAACTTATTAGTAAGATGGTGATTACTACAGAAACCGAAACATTGGCAAAGATACAGCCGCTGATAGTTAATGCATACCATAGATTAGGGGTTGATAAGGTCAGAAGTCTTAGGTACTCAAAATCAGCAGTAGAAGATGCTTTAATTAACTGGGAATCCGATAAGAACAAAGATACTAAAGTAGCACAAATACTAGGCAAGAGAATTAAAACAGGATTCTATAGTAATTCTGATATTAAAGGTTGGATAAGCGAAGCCTATAATGCTGTAGGTATTATAGATAAGGTTAAAGCTACAGACCTAACTAATTGGTTTGATTGTGAACCATCTACTAAGAGAATTGATAGCAAAGTAACAAAAGGATTCCTAGTTTACAGACCTAAGATAGTGTTTAAATGATTTGTTAAAATTATTGTAATATTCCTTTGATATATGAAATATTATTTCTATATTTGTAATGCGGTAGAGAGTTAAATGGTAAAGGCTCTATCGCTCTACTAAGAGAGTAATAATATTCTTTATTACAGCTCGTAAAGGTAATATAACATTAGATGATTGTAATGCTAATATTACCTCCTATAGATTATCCTAATACATAGATTATTTAGTATAAAACAAATCTTGTTACTGTAATTATTATCTAAAACTGAATCGGTTGATAAGTTAATACGTAATACAAAGATTGTATAAAATTTATCATTTGAAGAAGTGTCGGATAGTGTAAGGTGGTCTGTGAAGATAGCCTTACTTTACTTTGATTATTAAATACTTAAACTATATATATTATGTTTACAACCTATGTGTTACTAGCATTCTTAGCAGTTCTAATGTATTTCCTTATTAGGACTGTAGTAAATGAGATTAAACAACATATCACAGAAGAAACAGATAGGGTTATTAAGTCTATTAAAGATAAGAACTATGTGGGTAGATGAAGAAGGAAATGCAGTTATATCAGAATCAGATGAAGCATTAAATATATTAAGTGAATGAAACGTATGTCAGAACAAACTATTAACGCAATTATTAACTACTTAGTCCAGCAACCTTATAAAGATGTGGCTGGACTGTTACAGATGGTACAGCAGGATTTACAAACTAAAGAAGAACCTGCTAAGGAAGAATAACCCATTAGCCTGTAAATGGTATATGGTTAATGTGAATGGCTAATGATTTATGTATAATGGAATACAGGCTAGTACAAACTACTAGCTTAAATGGACAAATTTGATGAATTAGAACTAAATGGAAGGAAACTAATAGAATCATTTTTAATACAAGTGGGTGCTACTAATCTGCATCCTACAGAAGATAAATATGCACCAGTGGACTACTATTTTACTTATAAGGATAAGAAGGTAGTAGCCGAAATAAAGGTAAGAGATATTAAGTATGAAGGCTATGATACTCACTTAATGGAAGTATCTAAATATAAGTCCTTAGTGAAGGATAAGAAAGATAGCCAGTCAGATACAGCATACTACATTAACTTCTTTACAGATGGAACTAAAGTTAATGCCTATTGGTACACTACCAATACTATCAAGAACTATGGTACTGTAGATTATAAATACTGTCCGACTACTACAGCAGCCGATAACGGTAACTACTATAAGAAGGTCATTATGATCCCTTCTAATAAGGCTCAAAGATTTACCTTGGTAAATGGTAAATGGTCTAAGATTTCTGCCTAAATTTTAATTATAAACCCCAGCTTGCCTTAATTGGTGGGCTGGGGTTTGTTGTTTATTGGTACTGGTATTCTATAACCCAATTATTAGCTATAGCTATATCTACAAACTCATTCACCGTTACTACTTCATCTATATCATCCGTTTCCATTACCATATTAGCATTACTAATTACAAAGTACTCACCTTCATCATAAGCAGGGTACTTTCTAATACCATTCTGGAAGGTAGCATATTCACCGTGAACATAGTAGGCTGTCTTTACTTGGAACTTACTATTAGCATTATAAAACACATTGTAAACACCGCCAATAGTATAGACTTCCAGTAGTACAGCACCATTCTTAACGGTAATCATCTTATTACAGGTTTTAGCACCGCTTTCCCTTTCCTTCTTCTTAAAGGTAGTGATTCTATAAGGCACTATCTTAGTAATAAGCTGCTTCACTAGATTACGCTTTTCAGTGAAGTTACCTTCTATCTGTTCTAAATAGTCTTTAGGTAAGGTAGGCTGGCTGTAGAAGGTCTTTAAATCTACTAGTTTCTCTAATTCACCTTTAGCCTGTTCTATTGACTTCTCAAAGTTCTTCATTTCCTGCCTAACACCCTTAGCGGTTCTATTAAATTCTTCCATAGCCATAGTTCTCATATCTTCATCATCCCCAGCCATTTCAGCAGCATTAATAGAGAATTGGTAGGCTGTAGATAGCCTTTTCTTTAACTTCTCTATCTCCTTAGTGAAGTTCTGAATACTATAGTTCTGGTATTCTATCTTCTCCTCACATTCTCTAATCTGCTCTTCTCGCTTCTCATCATTCATATTAGCATAGCCTATCAGTTCCTTCTTTACCAATTCCCATATAATAGACTCTAGCTTTTCATTAGCTATAGATGTTCTGTTAGTACAATCTGTAATATTGTTAATACCACTCATACAAAGCCAACTAATAGCAGGTTTACCATTTACTAACCTATAAGTCTGCCCAAATTCACCAGCCTTCCTTCTAGGTGTTAATGTATATCCGCAATCTGGACACTTAATCAGCTTAGATAACAGATATACCTGCTGGTTTGGATATGGTTCATCCTTTACCCTATTATTCTTTCTCTTATTGGCTGCTGCTTCATATAGTTCCTTATCTATAATAATAGGTGTACTAATATCGAATACTTCTACTTCGTCTGTATCTGGGTCTTTAAGATTCACCTTCTTAATACCAGTAGCATAGCTTTCATAAGTAAGAATGTGTTCGATAGTACCTAAAGAGAATTTCCTATTTAGCTTCTCACCATACTTATCAGTAATAGCCAAAGCAGTGGACTTTAAAGTAGCACCTTCCTTTAGATACTCATTATATACTGCCAGTACTACTTCTGCTTCTGCCTCATTAACTACTATCTGGTTCTTCTTACTTTTATCTATACCTTCATATCTCTTATAGCCAAAGTAAGGCTGTCCGATAGAGATTCTATTATTATCCAGTTCATTCCTTCTAGCAGATGCTATTTGAGTTTTCATACTCTTTAGATACTTCCAAGCTGCATCGAAGGCTGCACCGATAACTAATTCTGCATCCCTTACCTTCTTACCTGTTTCTGGGTTAATAGTCCAAAGGTCTATATCTTTAAAGTAAACTGGTATATTCATATTAATAAGCAGACGCACATAGATTCTACCAGAAGCAGGGTCACGGCTCATTCTACTTACTTCTGACACTAACACTACATCAAACCTCTGCTCTTTAGCTGCTCTTAGCAATCTATCAATAGAATCCCTATTCTTCTTAGTAACATCATCCTTACCAGTAATCTTTTCACCATATACTAAATTATCTAGGTCATATTCATAACCCATAGATTTAGCCAGTCTAGTTAAATCTCTGGTCTGTCTGTTTAAATCTTGGTTCTTAGTAGAACATCTGATTAGAAATGCAGCCTTCAT